AATATTTATGAAAGAGAAGGGAACTTTCTACCAACTATCATCACTATCAGACTCATCATCAGATTCAACATACCTAATAATTTCTTCACTAATCGGAGGAGGAATGTATATATGGACAGAAATTCCTAATAGGCAGTCATCAACAGTTAAAATAGTTTTGAGAGCTTTAACTTCACGTATAGTCCTAGGTGGTAAATTGTAATAGACGCTTGGATTTCCGCCAGGTATGATGTGTCTACCGATCTCTTCAATGATCTTATAAACCTTACTAGTGTCAAGGTTAGGACCAGCTTGTATACTTCTATGTTTAAACCATGCCCAAACAGTAGAGACACTATTTAAGAGAAGTATCCTTTCTCCACCATTATCACTCGAATTAATATCATTCATCCTGCGTATAATCTTCCTAAAATCAGCCTTTCTAACTCTATCATTAGTAGTGAGCCAAGCAGTAAACATAGCAAGGACACGAAAGCCAAGATCAACAGACCAGGAACCCCTAACTACTTCAGATATTGCGACTAAAAAGTAGTCTGAATCCTCTATCTCAGTACTACTTCCTAATATCCTCTGGTAAGTCTGTCTAACTAATAAGCTTCCTACATCAGGTACAGCACTTAGAGTCTGAGGCCTAATACTCAACTCTCTGCTGATAGCTTCAATCTTTTCGGCAACTGTAGGTATACTGTAGATGGGGATAGCTCTAGACTCGTCATCAAGGTAGTCTGGCAGAGAAAGAGAGAGAGTATTAATCATTCTAGTATCCTTAGGAAGCACACAGAAGAGGAGACAAAGTAACCCATCATTGGCCAGGATCGCCATACCTCCAGAAATTCTATTTACAAATACATAATTATTGATTGCAGCGTCAGCATCTGGATAACTAGTGACACTGAGAGTGTAATCAGCAGTAGTTTTCTCCTCATTAAACGGACTTCCCCCAATATCCCTGATAGAAAGTTCACAGTCTCCAAAGATACCAAACTTTTTGAGCTCATAATTGATATAGTGGGCAGAATTGTAACCTGGAGCTTTCCACCTAACATAATGAGCATTGATAAGATTAATTATGAGACGCCTTGAATCATCGTTTCTAAAGTACATATCGAAATCTTCTTCATAGCCGACAAAAATATCATTTGTAGAGTTAATTGCTAGCATACAAGCTTCCTCAACAGGAGTGATAAGAGTAGCCTTACTAATAGCCTCACTTTCTCTGCGATGTCTAATAACAATATTACTAACCGTATTACCAACTATGCTGGTATATGTCTCAAGGATATAGTTGATGAAGCTACTCATAAAGCGGTTGTTATTCATTATTATCCGGAAGCTAACTATTTCACTTCTGTAAGTATCTCTCAGCCTTCCTATTATGTAATTCATGCGAGCAATGCAACTGGTTAGAATACCTTCATCTTTAAGGCATTTCCTCATATCTTCGCCAGTCGTCCTAGTAGTAACCCCACGGATAACTGCATTTTGATAAATGATAGCGTTAGAAATGACTTCAGGTGTTCGATAAGATTTTAGCACATCTGTAGTCACACTAGTTACACCATCAGTGATCAATTCAGCAGCAAATAACTCAAATTTAATTAGCTGAATTGCAAACATGTGCTTATTAAATGGAGTGTTACGATGCCCAGAAGGTCTGATCATGTTCTTGAGAATATAGAGAAAGTTTATATTAGCATCTATTTTATCAATGTCCCTCCAATTGACTGCCCTTGTTGAGTCATCTAATACTTTGCTAAGTGTTATATCAATTGCATTCTTGTATGCATTCTTGACATTCCTGGAAAGCTTAGTATCTGCGAAACTTTCAGTGTTAATTATCACAGTAGGTATATTAGCACCACCAGTTACACTTTTTCTCTTGAGATACTTTATCAATGCCTTGATAAATATAGGACTCTTAAGTTCGAAGTCCCTGAGAAGCTCTTTAATTCTATTGTCATCTTCAATTGGTATCATAGCACCTCCCACTCTGATTAGACCTTTAGCAAGTTCATCGAAGGCCCATTCTTTGCTAGAAAAACCGATTTCTAGATCTCTCATTGCAGCAGCGTCTGACATAACAGCACCAATCTCCATATGGAAAGACTTAGTAATAACTATAGATAGGCTAGACTGTATGGCTCTTCTAACATTAGGACTAGATAGTTTAAAACTAACACTTATACAAGACTCAGCATAAATATCAATCTTCCAAGGGTTAGGAATGTCAGGAGGTAGCTTGTTCATTGTGTATGTACCTGATATACTACTCTGAAGCCATTTCTCAAAGTTACTAAGAATGATTGCCTTAACAATTGGTGTATCTTTGATAGTTTCAAGAAGATTGTTAGTATTAATACTGCTTTCTAATGCATTAGCTTGAGCATTTTCCTCGACCATTGTATCAGTAAATGTCTTAGTCACACTTCTGTTCATAAGTACAGGTTTTGGCCTAGCTAAGGATCGGAAGACTGGATTACTCGTTACATTCACTAAATTCCTGATAATGTAATTATAACTTCTTACTCCTGCCTTAACTTTCCCACTAGTATTGTCATAAGGGCTTGAATTCAAATATGTAGCAATCCTGCTTGCCTCGATCATAGTTGTCCTATCTACTCTATCAAAACCCTCTAGCTTAGCCCACATGTTGTTAGACATCCTAGAGTTTATAAGAGCATGATATGGGGCAGGGATAAACACATTAACAGCACTGAAGCCAAAGTTCCTAGTAGATCTGTGTGCAGATGTTACGGTAATACTAGGAGGTACAGGAGATGGAAGATTGAATGTGTTTGCTATGATGTAATACAAAGGGAGTAGACTCTGATTGGTAGCAACTATTCTTGCAGCAACAGCTATGAATCTGTCATTCCTCCTCTGCTCAGTACTAGCAGAAAATTCTGCAGTATACTCTGCTGAAAGTTGTGCACCTAAGAACTTAGCAGCAGGTTCTTTGTAACTCTGGTAAAGTAGTTTGTTATTTTCAGTGAACTCTATACTTGTGATAATATCTCCATGCGTATCAGTCAGCTTAATAGCAGTCCTCGGACTATCAGCCATATTAGCTATGTCATACTCAGGATAGACTTGACGAAGGATAAAATTAGCAAGATCTGTAGAGACAAATCTTCTTCCAACTATACTATAATTAACAAGGATATCCCTCCAGCTTTCTATAGAGTCTTTAACAATCCTAGTATCACTTGATTGAGCCCTTCTGATTTTCTTACTATCTACAAATTTCAATGCTGCATCACTTTTCATTATTGCTATAGATTGGTTGTACTCAATAACATCAGGTATTGTCTGAATTAATCTTTTAAGAACTTCAATAGGAATATTAACACAGTTCCTAAGGTCTTGCAAGATACTCTTTACAACAGCAGGCGTTAAAGGGTCAGTAGTCATAATACCGTCAACAGTGATTCCATCGAGCAAGCTCCTTGCAATTCCAGAACCCGAAGTGTCAGTAATCTCAGTCTGTAAAAGTGAGCTAGTAATGATAGCCTTTTCAGCGTCCTTTGGTGTTCTTAGGTTATCAGTAATCCTCTCAATTATTGCAGTGACATAAGTAGGATAGTCTTCATACATAAGCTCCATATCAGAACAGAATTCCATAAACCCTGAGATACTGCTTAAAATGGCAGACTCACTGATACTAGAGACTCTGAAACCACCGCAAGAGTAAGGTATGGCAGTAAGAACAGCTAGAACATTCGAAGGAACAACAGAGTGGAACTTCCTAAGGGTTCTAATAGAGAGAATAGTCTTTAGAAGGAAAGAGGGATAAGTTGGTCCTCCAGCCTTTACAACAGCATTACATTGGCTATCCCAAAGAGTCATCTTGTCATAAACAGTCTCGAGTCCCTTTCCTTTCTTCCTTTTTCCAATGGACAT